GGCAGTGCTTCATCCTGACGACAATCTTCGGCTGGGTTGACAGCAAGGGGCATAGGCGCTACCACGAGGCTTTTGTGGAAGTGCCCCGAGGCTCCGGCAAGTCAACGCTCATGTCCGGCGTCGCCCTGTACATGCTCTGCGCCGACGGCGAGAAGGGCGCCGACGTCTACAGCTTCGCGACGACGCGTGAGCAGGCGAAGATCGTCTTTGACGACGCTCAGGCGATGGCGCGGAACAACGCGCCGCTGAAGGAGCGCTACGGCCTTTCAGTCCTCGCGCACTCGATTGTCGTGCCGGGGACAAACTCGCGTTTCATGGCGAAGTCTGCCGACGCTGGGACGCTTGACGGACTCAACACCCACTGTGCCATCATCGACGAGCTTCACGCGCACAAGACGCGTACTGTCTACGATGTCGTCAAGACCTCAATCGGCAAGCGCGCGCAGCCGCTCCTCTTCTGCATCACGACCGCGGGCACAGTGCTTGACGGCATTTGGATGGAGCAGCGGCAGTACGTGCAGAAGATCCTCAGCCATCAGGCGGATGACGACACGCTCTTCGGGATTGTGTACACCATCGATGAGGGCGACGACTGGAAGACCGAGGACGCCGTGCGCAAGGCCTCGCCGAACTTCGGCGTCTCGGTACAGCCCCGCGAGATCCTCTCACTTCTCAGCAAGGCCATCGCGACGCCCGCGGAGGAGAACAATTACAAGACAAAGTACCTCGACATTCCCTGCACCTCGAACCATGCGTGGATGCCGATTTTGAGATGGCAGAAGTGCGAGAGGAATATACGTATCGAGGACTTCCTGGGGCAGTACTGCATCTACGGCATTGACCTCAGCTCAAAGAACGATATCACAGCAATCGTCAAGATCTTCTGGCGCCCGGAGGCTGACGGCATCCACTACTACCTCTTCCCGGACTTCTGGCTCCCTGGCGACCAGATCCTGCACAGTCCGAACTCTCAGTACAAGGGGTGGGCATCACAGGGGCTTATACACACAACCGAGGGCCCCGTCGTCGATCTCGGCGCGATCCAGGAGTGGATAGCGAAGGACTTTATGTACTATCAGACGATAGCGATAGGCTTCGACCCGTGGCAGGCGACACAGCTTGCCCAAAACTTAATGCAGTACGGCGCGCCGATGGTGGAGGTGTCGCCGAACGTGAAGAACTTCTCGGAGCCGATGAAGCAGTTCCAGGCTCTCGTCCTCCAGGGGCGCATCCATTACGCGCCGAACCCTGTCATGGACTGGATGATGTCAAATGTCGTCTGCCATACAGACGCTAAGGACAACATCTACCCGAGGAAGGAGAAGCCTGAGAACAAGATTGACGGAGTTGTGGCTTCGATCACATGCATGAACCAGTGCATACAGTTGCAGGTGGAAACTAACTATATACAACAGCCATCGGATAGTGCTATAATGTACGAAAGTACACCATCAGTCGTTTGACATATAGGTGCGGTATGAGTCTAGGCGGATTTTTCAGGGCAATCTTCGGCATCGGCGGCGACCATCGCGGCTGGCAGAACAACGAGCCGCTCGGGAGCGTTATCGAGGGCTCCACGCAGGTCTCTCCTGACCTCAGCATGCAGCTGTCCGCTGTCTACGCCTGCGTCAACCTCATAGCCTCGACCATCGCGTCCCTCCCCTGCGACGTCTTCATAACCAGCGAGGACGGAAGCCGGAAGCCTGACAAGGCCTGCTCGCTCGCGATGCTCCTCGGCAACTCGCCGAACTACAACATGAGCCCCTTCGAGTTCTGGCAGGCCATGACGAGGAGCCTGCTCCTGCGCGGCAATGCCTACGCCCTCATCGGGCGGAAGCGTGACGGCTCGGCGTACTCGATAACCCCGCTCAGCGCCGACCAGATGAACGTGAAGCGCAATGAGCAGACCGGATTTGTCGAGTACCACTACTATAACGACAAAAACGAGATTCAGGTGCTTGACCCTGCCAATGTCTTCCACTGGAAGCACCTCGGCGACGGGTACATCGGGCTCTCGACCATCGAGTACATGCGCGGCACTCTCACTGAAGCCGCCAGCGCTCAGGGCAACGCCGTCGACATGTTCGCCGGCGGCGGTCAGGTGACGGGCATCATCAAGCCTGTCGGCATCCTGACTCCTCAGCAGAAGGTCGACACCGTGAGGGGCTTCAGCCAGCTCCGGAGCAAGGGCAAGGGCATCCTTATACTTGACCGGCAAATGGACTTTCAGCAGCTCGCGCTGACCCCCGCGCAGACACAGCTTCTCGAGACGCGCCGTTTCAGCGTCGAGGAGATCTGCCGCTGGTTCGGCGTGCCGACAGGCCTTGTCGGCGGAACGGGCGACATCGAGAAGGAGGAGGGCTGGTTCTACAAGTCGACCATCCTCCCGCTCTGCATCTCCGCCGAGCAGGCCATCACGAAGCGCGTCGCCTGCAAGGCTGAGAAGCACCACGAGGTGCGCTTCCGCCTGTCGTTCCTGTACAGGGCGAACGATTACGAGCGCACGCAGATTTACGCCACCCAGCTGCAGAACGGCATGCGGACACGCGCCGACATCGCCCGTGAGGAAGGCTGGGAAGTGGGCAATGCCGAGGGCATGGACATCCACACCGTACAGTCCAACCTCATGCGGCTGGAGGATGTAGGGAAAGCCGCCCCGTCAAAGGAAGAGACTCCGCTGTCATCGCAGCCGAACAAAAATTAGGAGGAACTATGGATTTCCGCAAGAGTATTATCCTCAGCAAGGCTGAGATTGAGACAGACGAGGCCGGCTCGATTGAGGGCTACGCCAGCGTCTACTACGGCAACGACTCTTACAACGACACCATCGTCAAAGGAGCCTTTGACGACTGCGTCAACGCCGAGGAGAAGCCCAAGATGTTCTTCAACCATAACCGCTACAGCGTGCCTATCGGCAAGTGGGAGGAGGTCACGGCTGACGACAAGGGGCTTTACGTCAAAGGGAAGCTTAACCTTGAGGTCTCGCAGGCAAAGGAAGTCTACAGCGCCGTAAAGGCCGGCGACATCGACGGCTTCTCGGTCTGCATGATGATAGACCCCGACCACTATACCCTCAAGGATGAGAACGACATATGGGGCGGCGGCTACATCGAGCATGTCGAGGCACTGCCCGAAATCTCGGTCGTCACCTTCCCTGCCGACAAGTCCGCGCGCATCGCGAAAGTGAAGAGCGCAGATTTTGAACCGTTTACCAGACTGTCAGACTTTGAGCGTTTCCTGCGCGATGCAGGCTTCTCGAAGTCCGTAGCGACTGGCTTCATCAGCCGCTTTAAGGCCGTAGCTCTCGCTCAGGGCGATCCTGACGCGGCAGCAAAGGCCGAGACAAACGATGAAGAACTTTCCGCGATTCTCGCAAAGATTCGCGCAATCTGAAACATCACAAAAGGAGACAATCATGTCTGACAATATTTCCGAAATCATGACCGGCCTCGACAAGATCGGCGAGCGCCTTACCAACCTTGAGACTGACCATGTGTCCGCGAAGGCTTTCGCCGAGAAGGCTCAGGAGCTCGGCGCGAAGCAGGCAGACCTTGCCCGCGAGCTCCTCGAGATCCGCCAGAAGAACGAGGCCGTACCTGCCAGGGCTGAGGCGAAGTCCGTCGGCGACTCCTTCGTTGCTGACAAGGCGTACACTGACTTCGTGAGCGGCGCGGCAACCTCCGCAAGGGCAGTCATCACCCTCAGCAAGGAGGACGCCCCGACCACCGGGGGGACCACTCCGACCACCGTGGGATCCACCCCGACCAAAGTGGGAACCGACGGCCCTAAGGCAACCTCCCTCGCTCCTTCCCTCTACGCCGGCGTTTTCGGCACTCCGAACGTTCCGCAGAAGATCGAGCCGCTCATCCCGCACATCGCCGTAACCACTGACTCTGTTGACTACGTGACCGTAGCCGACACCATCGGCGCGGCAGGCGTAGCTGAGGCCGGCGCAATCCCTGAGAGCAAGTTCACCCCGACCCTCGCGAAGGCGAATGTCGTCAATGTGGCTCACTATACCAAGATCACCAAGCAGCTTGCTGATGACGCCCCTGCCCTTGCCGCATACATCAACACCAAGATGCTCTACGGCCTTCAGAACAAGGTGGAGGACCAGATCGTCAACGGCAACGGCACCGCTCCCCAGCTGAAAGGACTCCTCGCAACCGGCTCCTACACTGACGCTTCCGCTCAGCTTGCCGGCGCAAAGAATCGTTTCGACCTCCTCCTGCTCCTCCAGGGCGTCGCCGAGACCGCGGCTTACGAGCCTGAGGCTCTCGTGCTCAACCCGATGACCTGGGCGCAGCTCGCGATGGAGAAGGACTCTCAGGACAGGTATCTGCTCGGCGGCCCCGGCCTTGCCGCCAATAAGAGTGTGTGGGGCATCCCTGTCGTCACCTCCTCCGCTGTCCCTGCCGGAAAGTTCATCTTCGGCAACTTCACCCAGACCGTCACCATCTATGACCGCCAGCAGGTGGCTGTCGAGATGACTGGCACGAACGAGGATGATTTCACCCACTACCTCTACACCATCCGCGCAAGCAGGCGCCTTGCCCTCGCCGTCGAGGTTCCTGCCGGAATCTTCGCGGGCGACTTCAAGGTATCCGAGTAACGGAACCCAGTCCTGAAACCAGTCGAAGCCTCCGCAAGGAGGCTTTTTTGAAGGAGGCCTCATGCTCGCATATCTCACTGATCCCATCGAACCGGCTGTAACCCTTGCCGAGGTGAAAGCGCACCTGCACATCGACGATGACACCGAGACCGACATGCTCCAGCAGTACATGGCGGCGGCGACCCAGGAAGCCGAGCACCATCTCTGCCGCGAGATCATCAGGCGCAATGACGACAAGGCGGTCTGCGAAAGCATTGACGATGTGCCCCCAGCGATAAAGCAGGTAATCCTCGCCCGTGTCGCCAGCTTCTACAGCCAGCGCGAGGATATGGGGGAGCGCCAGCTGTCCACCTACTACCGCAACCTGCTCGACCCCTGGATACTCTACAGCCGGGAAGACGAAGAGTAACCACCTGCCCGCTCCTGCGGGCTTTTTTGTGTCCTCCTGTTAAATATGTGATGCACCTCACGAAATAATACGAAAATATATGAAAAAAAGGTTGCAAATATGAAAAACAAGCGTAATATACGAAATAGAGATTGAAACAGCAACAGGAGAAACAACTATGTGCAACATCAGGGTAAACATTGAGAACGGCAGGGCTAAGGTTTTCACCCCCTTCAATCGCGATTTTGTCGCAGCAATCAGGAACGTCGGCGGCCGTAAGTGGGACGCTGATGACAAGTGCTGGACTGTTCCGGAGGAGTCTCTTCCCGAGGTCAGGAAGATTATGATGAACATCTACGGTGAGACTGACCTCCCTGACACCTGCGGAAGTGTCACCGTGAAGGTCACCTTTAAGGAGGAGTACTCCAGCAGGTGCGACGATGTCATCTTCTTCAAGAAGGTGATCTCCTCCGCCCGCGGCCGCGACAGCGGCGCACGCCCTGGAGATGATGTTACCTTTCTCGAGGGCAAGCCCACTTCCGGCGGCTCCTGCAAGAACTGGGAGAGCGTTGTCCCGGCCGGATGTGTTGTCCTCCTCCGCCACGTCCCCCTGACTGTCTGGGAAGCCGAGAAAGACGGCGACAACGGCGGCTACGTCGCCGAGATTGTCGACGAGGGCAAGGACGTCAAGCGCAAGGAGCTCGAGGAGGAGAAGGCCCGCCTCCTTGCAAGGATTGCCGAGATTGACAAGCTTCTCGCGGAGTAGCCATGGGCGAGATTGTTCTGACGGAGAGCAAGGTGTACTGGAAGCGCTGCCGCAACGGCAGCTTCCTCCTGCGCTCGAAGGACTCCGGCTGGAAGTTCTTCCACCCCGGCAACATGACTGTCATCGGCGAGGGCATCATCGTCATCACGTACAGCATGTGCTGGCAGTTCTTCATCTCGCGCTCCGAGCGCAGGGCTGACGGCACATGGGAGGATGTCGAAACGAAGAGTGTCACGCCTGACGAGCTGCCGGAGTATTTTGACTCAAGGG